TCATAGGAAATATTTTACCAATCGCTTGACCACAAGCTTGTGCAAGTTCCATATGTTCTTTCTGTGTACCGTTCTCTGAACGCAATTCAATATAATGAATCCAAGAACGAATTGTACCGTTCACATAAACTCTAGTGACCGTGTTACCTTCAGGTAAAACAGATCTCGCCTGTTCTTTTGCGATACCATTATCTATCGCCCATTTATAAGCTCTTTTAGATTGTTCAATAACCTTTAACTGTTCTTCTTCCCAACGATCCTTTAAATATTCATTATCGGTGTCAATACTGTTCTGTCTATTCTTAGTATCTTGTAGACGTGCTTCACGCACCACAAATGTATCATCCATATCTCTTGGATCTGCATATCGTTGAGAAAACTCTTGAAAAGAAAACGAACGATGCCGCAGAAACTGTCGTGCAATATCACGTGTGGTAGTAACTTCAATCGTAGCCGATGCCATTTCAAGAGGAGACCAGTGCTTGTGCTTTACCAAATATCGGATAAGCTTTTCACCTGTTTCCTTGTTCATCTGGTTTGATGGATTGGATACCCTTGCACAATATGCAATCAAGTCTTGTGCAGTTTGTAGTTCTGGCAACTCAATACCAACTGGCTGAGTAAATCCAAGTAGTTTTGCTGATGTCAATACCTGATGTCCTGATGTCAATACTTTCATAATTTAACCTTTCACATGGTACCAGATTAAATCTGGACCTTTTTCATAATTATTACCAAAATGTTCTTCTACTGCCTTACGTACATCTTTCTTATTAATATCGTGCCCTATAATATAACCACCCTTCTTTACCTTTGGTTTATAGTGTGCAATGTCTTTAGTTACACCATCATATTCATGATCAGCATCAATAAAAACAAAATCAAGTTGTTCATCTTTAAACATATAAGAAGCAAGAACAGTACTTAATTTAAATAGGTAAATTCTATCTCTTAAATTATTATCTTTTACCCATTTTTTTAATGTTCTATGCATCACACCAGTTTTTGGACCCCAAGTTTTATTCACTGATAATTGAGTGAGGCTTGTTGCCCATAAATCAATGCCACACATAATTAACTGTGGGTTCTGTTTTATCACATGTTTAAGTGTAACACCTTCTTGAACACCAAGTTCTGCACCAAATTTCCACTGGTGTTCGGTAGCCATATCTGCTATCCAAAACTTACGATGATCATTAGGATGTGAGGTCACAATTTAAAATCCTTAAACCTTTCATTGGTTTCTGTGTTATCAAATACTGGTACATCCTTAACTAGGTTCTGTTCACTATCTTGAACATCATATAATCGCATCTTAGACCGATCAATACCTACTAGGAACCTTTTGTTTTTGTTTGGGTCATTATATCTGTTCTTGAGTTGCTTGACCATAATCTGACCTTGTTGATCCAGTTCTTCTGTTGCCACCAAGGCAAGCATGAGGTCGGCAGTAGCGGGTAGTCCAAAAGACTCGGAAGTGTCCTCAAGCCCAGGGTCCGACGAACCGAAACCAGAGCGTGTCGTTTGCGTTGCAGAGACAATCGGTAATTTAAATTCAACAGCAAGCCCTCTCAATTCTTCTGCTATGGATTTAATGTATGTATAGGAGTTTATGGATGCTCCCATTTTAATCCTAGATGATGCGCAGATGTTAAGGTAATCAATAAACACAATATCAGGTTCGAACCCCTTCTTCAGTTTTAATTCATTGAGCAGAGCACGAAAGTGGTTAGCATTAGCAGCAGATGTTGGGTATTCTTTGACAACCATTCTACCATTAGTTTTCTTTTTTAAACCAGCAACTTTTTCTGTGAACATTTTCAGTGATAATTTATCTATCTGATCAATTGGAATATCAAGTAGGTTAGCATCAATCCGTTCTGCAATTCTTTCTTCTGACATTTCCATAGAAATATACAATACATTTTTACCAAGGTTTAAAGCACCGGCCGCTATATGACACATGGCAAGAGATTTACCCACACCAGTACCAGCAAGAATAATATTTAAACTCTTGAGAGATAAACCACCCTTGGTGATTTCATTGAGTAGTTCAATATCAAATGGGATTTTTTCTTCTTCTGTATGGTAAAAATCATACCGTTCAGCCACTTGTTCTAAGTAATCGTGACCGACATTCGTATCAAATGTAACACCAAGAGCCTTGGTAAGAATATCTGGTAATGCATTCTTTGTAAGAGATTTATGTTTACCATCGATGATAGAGATTGACTCCATAATAGCATTAAATACTGCTCTATCTTGGCACCATTTTTCTGTATTGGTGAGAAGCCATGTTTCATCTATTGGTTCTTTTTTAAATATTTCAGGTAAAATTTCTACTGCATGACGATACTGTTCATCAGAAAAAGATGTAGCATCATCAAGTTCAATTTTAAATGCTTCTGATGTTGGTAGTTTATTGTATTTGGCTACAAATGCCACAACCTGTTTAAACAAGTTCTGGTAAACACCTTCAAAATATGCAGGTTGGATAAACGGTATCACCTTGCGCATATACTCCTCATCAGTAAGGAGATTACGTATGATTGTTTGTTCTATATTCGCATTAATCATTAGGATCTTTCATATAATAATAGTTGCTATCCATTCGGGTACCTTCTGTGTACTTCAAGAAACCTTCGGCTCTCATCCTTTCTCTGATCTTTGTACCAGAAATATCGTGGATATCTTTACCTAAATCGTGTTCTGTAAATGTGTAACCAACACCACGTCCATACGATATATCCACTATGTTCGGTACTGCCATTATAACATACTCTGTGCCTCTTGTAAACCCCGCATTTTGTAATCCATCCTCAATAGCATCACAAACATAATCATAACTAAAAGGATTATCATCTTGTACACGTGTACGTCCTGCACCTGCATCTTCACCTACTATGAAACTTACATTACGTACCATTATACATACTTGTCCTGTAATAGAATGAGCTTTTTTAAAAAGTTCTGTATGTCCATCGTGCCATGGTTGCCAACGTCCAAGCATCTGTACGGTTGGTTTCTGCAAATCAAATCTGGAGGGAGTAAAGGCGTCTATGTCATCTTGAGTAATCATAAACTAAAACTTTCATTCTTTTTCCTTTGGATTCTTCATATGTGTTGCTGTTTCAAGAATGTTCTCTAGGATAAGACCAGCAGTCTCTTGTAGTTCAAAGTTAGTATCTGCATCAAGATCATCTATAGGACTTGATATAACATCAAAGTTAAATGAGAGGTGTTCTCCATCTTCAGTAACCTTCAATGTACTAAAGGCAAGAACGGTTTCATTAAAGTCACCTGTGAGAATACGGATATCCCAGTTTTCTCCAGAGCCAGTAATCATTTCATAATCTGTATTTTCTTTCATAATTTATACCTCAAACTTATTCCTAATTTTGTACCTTTAAAATAACTCGTGCAGTGAACACTTTGGTTATCAAATATTATAGCAGATCCCCTAGTAAATGGATATGCTTGACCTGATAGACCAAACAAATCCGAACTGTGGTAGTGAGGCAAGTACTTACTTTTAAAATCATAAGGCATTGCCAACCCTGTTTTACCCTCAATAGGATATTCATTTGGGTTGCCCTTCACCCCAGTATTAGGATTGAAATCTAAAACTGGGTGGTGCATACACCAAGTCACAGCATTTCTTCGCCATTTCTGATCAAACAAAACCAAGCTAGGTAGGTGTTCCATTGGATATTCAACTTGCAATGGGACCACTACATTTAAGTTGTTATCCAAATGTGAGAACCAATCAGTGTGTGGTAGGTATGGTTTATTGTGTTGGTAGTAGTTACCACTCTTAAAATAAATCTTTTTACCAAGAATATCTTGTACAATATTTGTAATCTTGCCGACATGTACTCCAGGATCTGCCGTGTTCATTACTCCTGGGTGGCGTTTTTCTTTAGAGTTATAATCTGCAATACAATCATTAATAATCCAATCAGGTATTACATTAAACTCATGAACACTATTAATAGGCATCTTCTGCTACAATCTCATCCATATCAACTGTTGATTTTTTACCGATTTGGTATTGCTCAGTAATAAACTCAGCAAAGTTTGTATTACCAAAGATAGGATCCCAGAACTCTTTTTTCTGTGTCGCATCAAGTCGAGCCTTACCAGTAAGGACCTCACCCGTTTTTGGATTTACACCTTCATACCAACCATTTGATGGTTTTCGAGCATACTCACCTGCGAGTGCTACATCGAGCAAACCAGAATATTCACTTACACCACCGTCCCAAGTGACACTAATAGGGATCTTGGATTTTTCTTTTACATAACGAGATTTCTCTACATTAATTACAAAGTCATATCC